TCGGGCTCGACCAGACGCAAATGGCCCGTGCGATCGGCAAGAGCCGCAACACGGTCAGTGCGTGGGAGCGAGGGGTGAATGAGCCGTCAGTGACAGACGTGGCTATGTGGGCCGCGGTGACGGGTCGTACGATCGATTGGATCGTGTGGGGTGATGTGCGCCCGGAGAGACTCGAACTCCCAACCTTCTGGATGGGAGCGAAGCAGGAATGGGCGCTAGCGGCATGACGGTCTGTCCGGAGTGCGCTCAGGGCAAGCCTTGGAACTGTACAGGGTGGGTGCTCGACGATGACGACAACGAAGCGCCCTGTGCCACGGTCCACACGGATGGGAGTGGAGCATGAGCCTGTCGGCGCGTGACCTGTCGATGATCGCTCAGGGCTGGGATGCCGCAGTAGCGGCGATGCGGTACGAGGACGGTACTCCGGTGAAGGTCGTGAGCATGGTTAATCCCTACAAGCCCAGCACCCAACCGAGCGAACAGGAGTCGACGGATGACTGACAACGTGAACCAGCCCGCGCACTACACGTCGGACCCATCGGGCGTCGAGTGCATCCAGATCACCCGGCATCGCACGTTCAACGTCGGTAACGCGATCAAGTACCTGTGGCGTGCGGGGCTCAAGGGCGATGAGCGTCAGCACATCGAGGATCTGCGTAAGGCGGCGTGGTACATCTCCGACGAGATCACACGCCTCGAGTCACAGCCGAGCGAACCGGAGTCTTGAGAAACCGGTAACTCGCCGACACGGTTTCGGATCACCGAAACACTTTGCATACCCCGAGCACGATAGACAGAGGTCGAAGGAGACCGAACATGCTCACCACGGAATGGCTTACGGCCATCGAGGATTACCTGACCAGCGAACGCGCGGGCGGGAAACGGACCACCACGAACAACGCCCGCCGCCAGCACTTGCAGCACCTCGCACGCCGGGTCACTGTCGGGCCGTGGGCGGTCACCGCGGACAACCTGTACGACTACTGCGCCGGGCAGGATTGGGCACGGGAGACACGGCGGGGGCGGCGTACCACGTTCGTTCGGTTCTACGCGTGGGGCGTGTACCGCGGGAAGGTCGCCGCGAACCCTGCCGCTGATCTGCCGAAGGTGAAGGTGGACAACGGGACTGCACGGCCCGCGCCGGACAACGTCTACCAGACCGCCCTCATGGCCGCGAAGCCCCGCGAGAAGCTGATGCTGCGCCTCGCTGCCGAGGTGGGGATGCGTCGCGCCGAGGTCGCGCAGGTGCACTCCCGTGACGTGATGGATAACCTCGTCGGCAGGTCGCTGCTGGTGCACGGCAAAGGCGGACGCACCCGCATCCTCCCGCTCCCCCAATCCCTCGGGCGCACGCTCAGCCAGATGGACCCGGGCTACCTGTTCCCCGGCCAGGACGACGGGCACCTCTCCCCCCGCTACGTCGGCAAGCTGCTGCGGGATCTGATGCCGGACACCTGGACGATGCACACCCTCCGGCACCGGTTCGGGACACGCGCCTACGCACTCACATCCGATCTGCTGTTGGTGCAGGAAATGCTCGGACACGCGAACCCCGGCACCACCCGCCGGTACGTGCAGTACGACCGGGAGCGGATGCGCGCCGCCGTCGACACCCTCGCTACCGCGGGATGAGCCCCAGCGTCACCAGCCACACCACGAAGCCGAGCACGACGACGGTGACGATGAGTTTGAACCAGGGGAACCCTGGCGGCCGGTCGCCGGTGTCGTAGTCGAGTTGCAGTCTCACACTTTGAGTTTGCCCAACGCGTCGGTGATCGCGGTGAACGAACCGGACGTGACCGGGGCCGCGCCGACGTCCTTTGATCCGTGGAAGCCGCGGGCGATGTCGTCGGCGTACGGTGGCGCGAACCAGGAGAACTCGGCCACGAACCCGGAGGTGGTGTCGATGATCGCGCCGCGGCGTTTGTCGTCGGGGGTGTCGTTCGTGTAAATCACTGTGGTACCCATGGGGATGTTCCATTCTTCGGGGATCGGAATCGGTGTCGGTGGGGTGGGTGCTTGGCCGATGATGTACGGGACGAGCCCGGCGCGCTCGATGTTGTTCCCGTTCGTGTGCGATGCGCCGCGGAACGCAAGCCCTACCGTGTCCGCGTGGGACACCTTGTAGTTGTTGCCAAGGTCGAGGACGGTGTCGCAATTGTTCGAGGTGTGCCCGACGAGCAGCCGATCCCCATCCCAGCCGATGGCGGTGCCGATGTGCCCGTCGATGTCGTACCACCAGTTGATCGAGTCGCCGGCGCGGATCGCGGGGTCGTTGATCCAGGTGGTGAACATGTGTGAGGCGTCGGCGGCGGCGGTGGCGTTGTAGTAGGTCGTGATGTTCTCGTTGCCCTGGTAGGTGAATGACCAATACCAGCCGTCGATCCACTGGCACTTGCCGTACGTGGATTCGTCGCCGTGATACATCCGCCAATTCGCGATCACGTCGCGCGCCATATCAAGCGCGTTGATCGCATACTCGGCGGGCGAGATGACCGGTTCCGCTGCGGGCGTGCCCGGCGGCGGGGCGGTGGTCGTGCGTTCGCGGATGCGCCCACCGCCGCCGTTGGTGACCCGGTGCCCGTCGAGGAACCCATCGCCCCAGTCATGGTCACCGGGGCCGAACAGGCGGTGCCGGTGCTTACCGCTGTTCCACCGTCCGAACAGGCGGAGCAGGTTGCCGTTACCGTCGTCGTCCATCAGTTGGGGGTGGGACGTTCGAGGGCTTCGATGCGCTCGGTGAGCGCGTTGATGAGGGCGAGCGCATCCCGAAGATGCCGGTCCACGTACTGTTTCGACGCGGCGTGACCGCCGAGCGTCGGGTCAGCGGTGGCGAGTTGCGCGGCGGCGTTGTACACCGGGATTTTGCCCGCCGCGGCAAGATCGGGCGTGGCGAGCTGCGCGGTGCCGACCGCGGCGAGAGCGGTGCGCGCGTTCGCGGCGGTGGTCGCCCCGGTGCCGCCCCGGGTGATCGGAATCAACGCCTGGTAGTCGCGGGACCGGTTGATCTCCACGTATCCGTCTTTGACGAGCGCGGTTGGCGGGACCACTTGCATCCCTGCCGCTGCTGCTGCATCCCCTACTGCCATGATTGTTCTCCTTTTAGAGTGATGCCCATGTGATCGCGGGGTCGACCTGTTCCCAGGTTTGGTCGATGTCCCAGTCCAGCCACGACCCGACCGGGACGTCGATCAGCTCGCGGGTGCCGAGCGTCATAAGGCCGGTGTCATCGAGTGCCCACTCCACCGATGTGACCTTTCCGTTCTGTTCCAACGCGAGGGGCAGGGTGAGGGATGCGACCATGCCGGGGGTTGCCGACCACCGGGCGAGGCCTTCGACGTCGTGGGTGCGTCCGCTGCCCTCCCGGCGGGCGAGGATTTTCGCGGCGGCGCCGGGGCCAGGGTAGGCGTGGGCGTAGTCCAGCACGGCGACAATATCGGGTGTACCGGCGGCGTCGGTGGCGGTGCGGGCGATCCCGTCCCGGTCTGTCCACGCGTAGCGGACGACGACACCGGTCGCGAACACGTCCGGGTCGCCGCGGGTGATGATGTCGACCCCCTGGGTGGCGTTCAGCGGCGACACGGTCACATAACCGGGAACCTCGTACAGGCTCGGGTCGATGAGCCGCCACACCCGCAACTCGTCGCAGAACAGGCGCACATTCGCGGGGGTGAGCAGCGGCTGCAGGAAGTCCCACGCGGTGACTCCGGGCTTCCATACGTACACGTCCGGGGTGGGTGCGTCCCGCGCCGGTGTGCGGACGCTGGATGACGCGTTCGGGGCTGTGGGGTCTGCCCAGTCGTAGATGTAATCGGCGGTGTCGTCGGTCGCGCCGCTGAACGGTGGGACGAGTTCGTCCCCCTCGTAAATCATCACAGTGTCCACGTAGTGGAGTTGCCCGGCGGTGTTCCCCACGGTGAGGACCAGCGGGTACAGGTATTCGGCGCCGGCGGGGGCGGTCGCGATCACCCAGATCTGCTGGAGCCCGGTGGTGGTGGTGGTGACGTAGGTGCCGTACACGGTGCCCATTGCGGCGGCTGAGTCGCCGTTGCGCCATTGGATCGCGGCCTGCACCGTCCTGGGCACACTGGAACGCACACCGATGGAGAACACGTACGACTTCCCCGGGGTGACCCGGTACGCGGTCGGCGACCCTGCAGCGATGAGGTTGGAAATTCCGGCGGCCGCGGTCCACTGCACGGCACCGTTGCCGCCAAAGTTTGCCCAGACAATGGCGGACGCGCCCTGCCCGGGAGTGAACCCGGCGGCGGTGGTGGCGGCGGCGGGGTTGGGGTGCAGGTTCGTGACCGGCCACAATGCGGTGACGTCCGGGTCGGGTCCGGTGCCGGACAGGGACGCACCGATCTTGCCCAGCACATAGTTCACGACCCCGCGGAGCGATCCCTGAAACGCGCGGGCGCCGCGGTCTTCGACGAGGGTGGCGTAATCCATCAGCAGCGCCTCATCCGACGCCAGCTCAAGGGTGACGGTGCGCGCCTGGTGGTCGACCGCGCGGGAACGCAAGCCGAGGTTGAACACTCTCGGCTCGTCGGGAACCCAATGGACTGCCATAGTCAGGCGACAACTGCCTCTAGCGGGATTGCGCTCATAATTGCGGGACCTGATGTGCCGCTGATGGTGACCGTGACCGTGCCCGATGCGTCCTCAGCCCACATCTGAGGGCTGAGAACTTGCAGTGCACCGGGTGTGCCGGTGACGATGACCTGGCAGCGCGCGATTCCGAGGGTGCCGCCATACATGAGCGCCCGGTCCTGCGATGACGCTATCGACCCATAGACGCGACGCACCCCCGCGGTGAGCGCGTTCGCCGAGATCCACACCTCGAACGTGCACAGCAGCCGCCCGGACGGTGGGAAGTAGACACTGAGCGAACCAATCGCCAGCACCGCGCGATAGGTGGTCGTGAGGGTGATGGATGCGGCCGTCGGGAACGTGTTCCCGTAACCCTTGC